CCCTTATGTATAACTTTTGTAACTTGTTATAACTTAAGAATCGTTTGGTTAATACTATAATTATATATTAAATATTTTCCTTTAATACATAAGTATAGTATAACATGAATTAGGGCATAACCTTAATCATTCAAAGTTATACCCATTATTCATCAAATCAATACTACTATTGCTCCTCCATATCCGCTAGGAATTCAAAGGGATTAACAACATCATCAAGAATCGTGTGCATAGGGCTGTCCAGTGTTGCCTCATTGGATGCTGACAGGCAATCTGAGCATAACTCTGAGTATTCCCCTGTCGCTCTGTCAATCCTTCTCATCTCAAACTCATTCATTATAACGTCACATGCTTTGCATCTACTCATGGCTAAAAGCCCTCTTATGTTGGTCTAAAAACTCTTTGGCTGTCAGGGTGTTATAGTAAGCCCTAACGCTATCCTCTGCGCGTTGGTGCGCCTCCTGTAATGTCATGGCTAACATTTCATAGTCAACCATCTCATCAATCAATCGGGTAATGGGTCTGATGTCGTTGTCATCGCCTCCTTCATAACCGATCAAGCGTTCCTTTATTCTACTCATTGTCAATTTCCTCCACCTTATAGACATAACCAAAGGATATTACCAGTAATGGTAGTAGTATTATTGTACCACTAAAGGGCATTGCCTGTAAACTGAAAGGATCATTTTCGTTTACCGTCCATACTGCCCTAGAATCCACAAACTCAATATCTATACCTGTACCGTTCCTGAGTTCTATTGACAACGTATTTTTACCTATTCGCCAGTTCATCACTTTCTCCCAATCGCTCCACAGCTACTAACATATTTTCAAGGGCTGTTTTAAGGCACCTTACTTCAATTTCTAACTCTCTTTTTGTCAACGTTTCAGCCTTATCTCTGTTAACTGAATCGAGCACCGCTTCCAAATAACACTTAATGTCAGCAATACTTTCCAAGTAGTCTGATGTGCTGTGTTTAGTTATTAGTATCATCACTTTCTCCTGTAATCGTCAAATACCTCGTCTGTGGTTCTTCTGCGCTACCGCTACAAGGCCTATTGTCTAAAGCCACACCGCCCCAAGAGTTTTCGTAATAATTCATTTCACCATCAGCACCGTAGTCTCGTTTCACCCAATGACCGTCAGAGTATTCGTAATAAATCGATTGACCTTTAGCGTTGTAGATTCTAAAACCTACCTCTACAACACCGAACCTAGCCTCATATTCTTTTCTTAGTTTCGTTTTACTCATAACTCCACCCCATAAACAGTAGACATGAATAAGACTGCTTTATCACGCATAATCTTTCTTGCATGCTCAGTAAACGATCTAGAAGTATAGAGACTTTCCAATGCCTGCATATGGAGGTTGGATAGATGCTCCCTTCTTACCTTGTCATATAGCAAGTTCTGAGCATAGGTTCTCTCATCCCCTAAGCGAGACAGAGCGTCAAACTGTGCCTTCACTATTTCCTTTTGTGTCAATCCTTCAATCTGCATCTTAGTGCCTCCCTGATTCATCAAAATAATCATTGTTTAAAATAACCATATACGACCCGTTACTATGGGGCAGTGCTACCATAACTTCGGTATCGTCATCATCCAAAGCGTTATACCAACCATCGCTATTAGTTACCGTAAAGCCTCCATCCTTTAACTGCTGAATCAAAACTCGCAGCTCCTTTTTGTTCTCCATAAAACGTACCATAAATCACCTTTAATTGTAACAAGTTATAAATTAAGGAATCAGAGTAAAAAATTCCAACGTACTAGCCATTATATAGACTCCTACCAAAACCACCACGCCTACCCATGACCAAAAGTCACTTTCGGGTTCTCTGTTATCATTCATCATTTTCTACCTCTCGCTCTTCTGGTAATTTTACATAAGTCCAGTAATCTTCTGTTCCACCTGAAATAGTCTCCAAAACATTAGGGTATCCACTATTATCATCAGTTGAGCGTAGAATATCTCCAGTTGCATGGTCAATAATATAATATTTCATACCTTAAAACCTCATGTAATCCATTCTAAGCCTATTTCATGGGTTAGGCTATGCTACCCTACTAATAAACACTAGAAAGTCTAAGAATGCAAACCATAGACTTTGTGATGTTTACTTTATCTCCATACGCTGAATTAAGTCAATCGCTTGTTCTAAGCTCATTTCGTAATATTCCGCGAATCTAGCTACAGTTAGGAAATTATTCACCCAATCAAGGTACATATGTTCGTCACTAAAATGCTCGTATGCTTTTTTCATTGTATTAGCCTCCTACAGCTATTAGATTATTAATTTGTTTTTTCATTGATATACCATGCGCAGGGTATCCGATTACTGATACATCTTTTTTCCAACAAGCACGACATGATCCGCATTTGCCCTCGCGTGTACTGGCCTCGCAAACTGTAACTCCTTTTAAACTATGGCTTATTGTGGGCAATATGGTGCTACTATTTGCCACATTAGGAATAACTTCACCTAATACGCCATCACTGGACAATCTGACAACCACGTTAGGCAATGACTCCATGTCTGCGATAACTTGGGCAAACTTGCTAAACTTGTGCATTCTAGTTGGTAGCCAATGATTACACCACGGAGTCAACCGCATGACTTCAAGCATCTTTTGAGCGAGTTTTATACTGTACATATCACCTGAATCAAACCAACGAAAATACCTATCGTTATCTAGTTCTGCGACCATATCATCAACCCATGAATCACGCTTCCAATCTTCCTTATTATGCTCCCTTGGTGCTTTGACATTAGGAAATCTATAGTTGCCGCTTGTGGCGTAGCATCCCTTACACGCAGGGACTAGATCACCGTTAGAATCTTTTGATGCGGGACACGTATCTAATGCCTGTAGACTCCAAGACCTACAAGGCATCTTACCCGCTTTTGACAATTTAATCATTTGTATATACTCCATTAATTGTAACTTGTTATAACTTTACCCATAAATGCCGCTAGTATCTAACGGCATCTAGTGTATAGCTATCATGCCGCTTTGTCTAGTGGTTCTAGTGCTTCCAGTAATTTCTCTTTGATCTGACATAGAGAGAGATCAACATCTATAATTGATTGTGACAGTTCACTATCTTGTTCTATTTTGGCTAGTTCTTCCGCGTATGCCGATAGTTGAAACAATGCTTCCGCTAGTGCTTCGACTGGTGATAATGCTTGACCATTAGGCGCTATTACACTTGCACCTGTAGACGCTTCACCAGTATCGCCTTCACCTTCACCACCATTGCCCGTGCCTTTACTAGCACCGCGCAACTGTGCTTCGACTAGCTTGCTATCTTTGACAACCATAGCGCGTTTGTCTATATCTAACTCTTTATGTATACGCTTAGTGACTCTATTAAAGATTGACCGAATCACCGCGAGTGATGCCTTATCCACCGCACAACCTTCCCATAGTGCAACCAGTACCTTTTCCGCGCCTTTACCAGTAGCAACGTGTACGTTATAAAGCTCGCTTACTATATCAGTCACTTTGGTTTTAACCGCTGTGCCTTCCACTAGTTCAACCGCGAGTTCCTTAGCTTGCTTAATTGTCGTTAGCTTTGTCATAACTACCTACCTATATATGTATCAATGAATGTATGCACATATTAACAAATTGATCGACAGAGTACAATGCTCATTATGCATGAACTATCAAAACTATATGCGCCTAGCGCATGACTACAGTATACCTTTGCATATGCGCGTGTACGCGTAGCAATAATCATGCCAACTTGTGTATGCTTGTGTCATGCAATATCTATGCCAATATGTAGCTATAGGTATCCTATGGCATACTCACACTTTACCCATGCAATACCCGTGCCAACATGGAGCCTTGTGTATAACCTGTGGATAACTTATGCACAGGCCGTGGATACTGGGGATAACTCATGTATAACCTGTGGATAACTTTTGGGGGCGGGGGGGCCGTGGGTTATCGCAGGATTGTTACAGTACCCTCTGGCATACAAAAAAGGAGTAAATTAGGAAAAAAGGGGTGTATCCTTAAGTATACCTAAGTCCTTGAATTACATAAGGAAAACACAGGTGGCCCCCTAGTCTTGACACAAGCAGTTAAGGGACACACAGGTTGACACACAAGGGGCTTGGGTGTACTCAATATAATTTAGTAAATATAGAAAATAATGCTTGACTTTTAGACTGATCTGTGCTATAATATCAAGTATACTAAAGCAGTTAAAGGAAGCCGTCCGCGCCTTAAGTACCTTAAGTAAACTATAGTATTTTACTTTTATTAATAATTAAAGAAAATAACTAAACTCTACTTAAGTATCCTTAAGATAACTAAGGGGAATACTTTGAGTAAACCAGAAATAGATAGGTCAGCCACTGCCGCGAAGCGGAAGGGTCGGCCACCAAACAAATCTGTAGTGTCTAAAACAACAGGTAATAGAAAAGGGGTAGGTCGCCCCAAAGGTGATGCTTCAATCATCAACGACTATAAAGCTAGGATGCTTGCGTCCCCAAAGTCACGCAAAGTAATGGATGCAATCTTTGATGCGGCTCTTGACAACGATCATAAGAATCAGTCAGCGGCATGGAAGTTGGTAATGGATAGGATGTTACCTATCAGTTACTTTGAGAAGGAGAAAGGAGGTAGTGGTGGTCGTAGTGCTATCAACATCTCTATCACTGGAGTAGGTGGTGAAACCACTGTTATCTCTGGTAATGAACAGCAAGACCCATTAGAGGGAGAAGTTGTCAATGATTAATAACATTAATGATATGTTAAGATACTTTAACAGGGAAGAGTTTGCCTGTCAGTACACAGGTAAGAATAAGATTGACGATCAGTTCCTAACCAAATTAGATCACCTACGTTATGTATGTGGTTTTCCATTTATAATCACTAGTGGTTACAGAGACCCTAGTCATCCCATAGAGGCTAAGAAAAAAGTTGCAGGAACTCACGCACAAGGTATCGCCTGTGACATCAGGACTGAGAATTCTCAGCAAAGGTATGACATCGTTAAACACGCCACTGCGATGGGGTTCAACGGTATCGGAGTTGCTGACAGCTTTGTCCATGTTGACATCCGCAAGTTGGACGTTGGTGAGTCTCCTGTAATGTGGTGCTATAGTTGACGGACTTAAATGTCTCTCTTCTACCGTGGCAACAGAAAGTATATAACAACGAAACAAGATTTAAAGTTATAGCCGCAGGTAGACGTACAGGCAAGAGTAGACTAGCGGCATGGATGTTAATACTCCGCGCTCTTAGTGATACCAAAGGCCATGTGTTCTACGTTGCCCCTACACAGGGACAGGCTAGGGACATTATGTGGCAGATGCTACTAGAGTTAGGTCATAACGTCATAGCCTCTAGCCACGTTAATAACCTACAGATTAAACTCATTAATGGTGCTGTAATTGCCCTAAAGGGTGCAGATAGACCAGAGACAATGAGGGGTGTCAGCCTCAAGTTCCTAGTAATGGATGAGTACGCTGACATGAAGCCAGAGGTTTGGGAGCAGATACTGAGACCTGCCTTGGCTGACCAAAAGGGTGATGCGTTGTTTATAGGTACGCCTATGGGACGTAATCACTTTTATGAACTATATACATACGCTTGTGTATCTGATGATCCTAGTTTTGCAGGTTTTCATTTTACAAGCTATGATAACCCATTGCTAGACCCTGAAGAGATTGAAGCGGCTCAAAAGTCTATGTCAGCTTTTTCCTTCCGTCAGGAGTTTATGGCATCCTTTGAGGCTCAAGGTAGTGAACTTTTTAAAGAAGAATATATTAAATTTTCTGAGGAAGAGCCTGAACAAGGTCAGTTTTACATTGCGGTTGACTTGGCGGGTTTTGCGGATGTCGCTAAAGTTACAACGAAGACAAAAAGACTTGACCAAACGGCTATCGCTATTGTTAAAGCGAACGAAGAAGGCTGGTGGGTTGCTAATATTGTACATGGGCGTTGGGGTGTCCAAGAGACTGCCAGAAGAATCTTCCAAGCAGTCAGAGACTACCAACCTGTAGCAGTAGGTATAGAGAAGGGAGCATTAAAGAACGCTGTACTTCCATACTTAAGCGACTACATGAAAAAGAATCAACGGTTTTTTAGAGTGGACGAGCTTACCCACGGCAATAAAAAGAAAACCGACAGAATTGTTTGGGCTTTACAAGGCAGGTTTGAACATGGTACAATCTCCTTAAACAAAGGAGAATGGAACAGTCAGTTCCTTGATGAGTTATTTCAGTTTCCTAATCAATTAGTACACGATGATTTAATTGATGCATTAGCTTACATAGACCAATTAGCTAACATAGCATACACATCGGACTTTGAAGAAGAAGACTATCAACTATTAGACGCATACGCAGGGTATTAATATGCTAAATGAAGAAAAAGATCAATTTGTACTAGAACAAACACTTGAAGGATGGGTAATCAATAAATGTCAAGGATGGCGTGATCACTTTGATACTAATTATTCATCTAAATTTGACGAATACTATCGGTTATGGAGAGGACAGTGGTCTTCCTTAGACAAAACTAGAGATTCAGAGCGTTCTCGAATTATTAGTCCTGCCCTACAACAAGCGGTAGAGTCTTCAGTTGCTGAATTAGAGGAAGCAACCTTTGGTCGAGGCCGTTGGTTTGACATTGAGGATGATGTAAACGATAAAGAGAAGCGAGACATCTCACTTTTACGTGAAACTTTGTATAAAGACTTCAAAAAGAACAGAATACGTAAAGGTGTTGCTGAGTGTTTACTAAATGCCGCTGTATTTGGCACAGGTATTGCAGAGATTGTCCTTGAAGAAGAAAAAGAAATGGCTCCTGCAACCCAACCTGTTATGGGAGGCGAATTAACAGCAGTTGGTGTCAACATAACGGAAAAGACTTGTGTTAAACTCCGTCCTGTAATGCCTCAGAACTTCCTAATAGACCCTTTAGCTACCTCCGTAGAGGAAGCAATGGGTTGTGCTGTTGATGAGTTTGTATCCTTACATCTAGTTGAGCAATTACAGGAACAAGGAATATATAGGAACGTAGAAGTATCAATGGCGGCTCCTGATTTTGACATAGAGCCAGATCAAGACTTAGTAGCACACGATGATGATAAAGTACGATTGACTAAATACTATGGTTTAGTACCTAGACATTTATTAGAGATGGCTCAAAAGGAATCCGAAGCGGAAGAAATAGCTACATTAGTTGATGACGATGAAGAAAGTAAAAGTTATTATGTGGAAGCTATTGTTGTAATTGCTAATGATGGCACTTTGCTAAAAGCGGAATCTAATCCTTATATGATGGGTGATAGACCTATTATAGCATTCCCTTGGGATGTTGTTCCTAGCCGTTTTTGGGGTAGAGGGGTATGTGAGAAAGGATATAACTCACAAAAGGCGTTAGACGCTGAAATACGAGCTAGAATTGACGCTCTTGCGCTTACTATACACCCTATGTTAGCTATGGACGCTACAAGGATGCCTAGAGGCGCTAGACCTGAAGTACGTGCAGGTAAAGTTATCTTAACTAACGGTGCGCCTAATGAAGTTATACAACCATTTAACTTTGGCAATGTAAGTCAAATTAGCTTTGCACAGGCTGACGCTTTACAGCGTATGGTACAGACAGCTACAGGCGCTGTTGATTCCGCAGGTATCTCAGGATCAATCAATGGTGATTCCACTGCCGCAGGTATCTCTATGAGCTTAGGCGCTATCATTAAGCGTCATAAGCGAACTTTAATTAACTTCCAAGAATCTTTCCTGATTCCTTTTGTAACTAAAGCCGCACACCGATATATGCAGTTTAATCCTGAAGCATATCCTGTTGCTGACTACAAGTTCCACACTTCCAGTTCACTGGGCATTATTGCGCGTGAGTACGAAGTTACACAGCTTGTACAGTTGTTACAAACCATGTCACCTGAAACTCCAATGTACTCACAGCTTATTATGTCTATCATTGATAACATGAACGTAGGTAATCGTGAGGAACTTATAGCGGCTCTTGAAAAAGCTAATCAGCCTGATCCTGAAGCACAACAAGCACAACAAGCGGCTCAGGAATCACAGTTGGCATTCCAAGCGTCACAGACTGCGGCCTTAGAAGGACAAGCTATTGAATCACAAGCACGAGCGCAGAAGCTTGCTACTGAAGCTCAATCTATACCTCAAGAGTTAGAGATTGACAAGATTAAAGCTATCACTACTAATATACGAGAAGGTAATGACGATGACCGCGAGTTTGAAAGAAGGCTTAAGGTTTCCGATCAATTACTAAAAGAAAGAGAAGTAGCAATTAAAGAGAGAGGACGTACTAATGGCTAAAGACCCTAGATTGGTAAGAGCAGGAGTTAGCGGTTTTAACAAACCTAAACGAACTCCTAATCATGCTACCAAAAGTCATGTAGTTGTAGCTAAGGAAGGAGATAAGGTAAAGACTATTCGCTATGGACAGCAAGGTGTTTCAGGTGCAGGTAAGAATCCAAAGACTGCATCGGAAAAAGCAAGACGTAAATCTTTTAAAGCACGACACGCTAAAAATATTGCTAAAGGCAAAATGTCTGCGGCATACTGGGCTAATAAATCTAAATGGTAGGAGAATACAATGCCACAAGGTAAGGGTACATACGGAAGTAAGGTTGGAAGACCACCAGCAAAGAAGAAAGCTACGCCAAAAGCAAAACCTTTGGCTAAAAGAGCAAGAGCAATGCCTTTAAACGCTAAACAAGCTAAGGCGGCTATACAGACTCTTAGAAACGATGCAGGGGCTAAGACCTACCGTAAAAACAAAGCTAAAGCTAAGAAGAAATAACATGGCAGTTAAAAAGTCTACAGTTAATAAAGCAGGTAACTATACTAAGCCCACTATGCGTAAGAACTTGTTTAACAAGATCAAAGCAGGAAGCAAAGGTGGTAGCGCAGGACAATGGTCTGCAAGAAAAGCTCAGATGCTAGCAAAAGAATAC